TCTAATGTTTGATCAAGTGTTTCAGTTGCCATAATACCATCCTATGACAGTATTTATGCGGATCACCAGGCCTTTAGTATAACCACATGCTCGTTGCCTCTACCATTGTATTTTATTTCAGTGGCTTTTATATTGGCAAATTGTTTTCTGTTGTTAGGTTTTCCAGCATTCATAAGTTCTTTTAATTGTTCTGCTGGTTTACGCAGTGTTTTTTGTACACTTTTGTTTGGATCAAAACCAATCACACTATTGCTTTTAATGCTGTAGGTCTTGATTGTTTCGTCAGCAATGACATATATTAGTTTACGTGTTTTAGTATTGTAAAGCCATGCTTCAGAACCGTGAACTAATTTTTCTGGCGAAACACTAGTCAGTTCAAGCTCATCAAAACGTCTAAGATACTTGAACTTACGTACTAATTGTGCAGGTGTTTTTTGTTTGGCAACTCTAGGAGCTCTATCTGCTTTTTTAACCTGTACATAACTTGCACAGTCAGCAACTGCACGTTCTAAAAACTTTTGCATTGCACGTATCTGTAACTTGCCTAAATGGCTATATCCTTCTTCTAGTTGTGCTATCATATCAAGTTCTTGTTCTGACATTTTAGCCTGTTCTTTTTTACTAGGCGGGTTCATAAGTTCATTGATTTCACTAAGTTGTGCTTTGAGTGGATCAGCAATAATATCTATTGTTTGCGGCGGACATCCTTCATCACGTAACAATTTCATAAGACTGTACTTATCAGGATCCTTACAGTCGTTTGCCATAAACTGATCAACCAGTTCATGCACTGCACCTTCGATATCCATTGTTTTATCACGCATGTTTTCTTGTATGGTTTTGCGTTCGACTTTTGGTTTTGTATTATCTACAACAAGTTTTGGTACAGGTGGTGTACGTTCTAGGGCTTGTGCAATAGTTTTTTTAACATAATCGCTAGTAGGATGTACATCACCAATTGTGCCTGGCAGTGTTTGCCAGTATGAGTCGTGCTCAGGATGTACGTCTGGCATACCTTGACGTAAACATCTTGCATAGATACTTGCATATACCATTCCATTGTGTCCATGACGTTTCATAGTAGCAATATCTTCTTTGCTGTAGTTGTTTTCTTTCATCCATGCTAACAGGTCTGGAAACAGTTCAACAGGCTTACGTTCTTGGTAATACCAATCAACTGAAACCATCTTGTGCTTATGGTAGGCTTGTCCGCTCATTTGCAATGCAGTTGACCAATCAGGGTCTAATGCTTTACTTCGTTGTTTTCTTACTACCGGCTTTTTCTTACGAGTGCCTGGCTTCATTAAACTTTTGCCTTTTGCCATCGAATTCTCCTAAAGTTCTAACTGTTTACAGAGTATAACATGTATGTAGTTAGTGTCAACCACGATTATTTTATTCTTTTCAAATAAAAAGGTTGACTTATACTGTGACTGTGTTATTATGTATGTACAGTTAGAAAAAAGGAACAGTATATGAAGAAGAAAATACAAATTATTGGAATAGTAAAAGAAGATAGTGTTAATGTAGAATACGAAACTGGCAAGCACGATAGTATTAGTAGTGCAGAAGCTGAATTGCTTACTATGATGGACTACACAAAATCAGGTCCGTTTCCGGTTAATAATATCAAACTGGTAAAAACTATATACAACTTTGTAGAATGCTATGAAGATGAATTTAAGGATTGGAAGTATGCTTAATGAAACATTACAACTATACGAACGTCGTATAGACAACTGCTGGCAAGCCGCAGAATTTTGTGCTGATGGCACATGGGGTAGAGAATATTGGACTCAGAATGCAATGTATCTTCTTCGACAACTAAACCGTGAACTTAATGGAGAAAACAAATGAAATTTATGTTGATTTCAATGATGTTAGCAAACCCAATGGTATATGCTAACGAAAAAACCTGTAATGTTGCCGCTGATGCACTAAAAAATGTCGATATAGAAGCAGTGTGTATTCCAGCAGGAGAACAAGCAAAAAATCCAGGCGATGCAATGCTAGAAGGTTTTATGAAGCTTATTGATCAAATGGAAAAAATGCATAATCAAAGTATGTCAAAATGAATGCTACTTTACTAGGATTACAATTTGATACCAGCAAGTATCATAAAGGCATACAACTTGTATTAGACTTTAAGGATTATGAGTTGAGTGTTGTACAACATGACGGAAGTTATGGTGGCACTCAAGGTTTGTTTGAAATTATGGTAAGTGATGAAAATGGAGGAGTTGAACTTCCTGGTATCACAGAGCCAGGCGATACTGTTAAAGGCTGGTTGACTTTAGAAGATGTTAGTTCTATATGCAAGAAGATGACTTCAATCACTGGCAACGATCCAGTGAAGGTTGCTATCTAGGACCATAAATACAGTAATAAGGATTACTGTATGCCCAGATTAAGTTTATATCGCCCAAATCGACAAAACGATTACAAGTTTATTGACCGCACTGTTATGGAAATGTATCAAGTTGGCGGTGTTGACATGTTTGTACACAAGTATCTCGGTCCTCAAGTTACTGGTGATGACAGTTCAAGTGTCAGCGGTGGCACACAGGATGCAACACAACCAGCCTATAGTACCGAATCACCTTTGTTCATTGAAGATTTATTTTTGCTGGAAAACAGAGATCGCAAGTACGATGACGATGTTTATCAAATGCGAGGTGTTTACAATTCACAGGACATAGATTTTGATCTAAGTCAATTTGGATTGTTTTTAAACAACGATACACTGTTTATTACTTTCCATTATAACTTTATGATAGATACAATTGGTCGTAAACTTATGAGTGGAGATGTACTTGAATTACCAAATCTTAAAGACTATAACCCTCTTGATAGTAGTATTGCTCGAGCTATACCTAAATACTATGTAATACAAGACGCGGCGTTTGCAAGTGAAGGATTTTCGCAAACATGGTTGCCGCATTTATGGCGTGTCAAAGCTACACCACTGGTAAGTGCTCAAGAATACAACGACATACTTAAAAAACCATTTGCAGAAAAAAATATTTGGGATAATGGAAATTATTATCCAAAAGGCAGTACTGTTTTAAGTGGTGATACCTATTACAAAGCAATCAAAGACGTAGACCCTGGTGTTGAAATCACCGATACTACGCATTGGGAAGAATTTGAACCCACAAGCGAACGTGACACATTTGGCACAGTACAAAAAGACCTAGAGCTTAATGATGCTATTTTACAACAGGCAGAATATGAGGTTCCACTCAGTGGTTACGACTCTGTAAAATTTTACATTGTTCCAACAAACGAAGACGGTTCACCAGCAGATCCAAACAGTTACACTGTTGATAATAATGGTATTACAGTTGATACAACAAATGTAGATGTTGATGGACAACCACAATCTCCAAGAGCAAACGGTTACACACTGGGTTATCTAACCGGCGATGGCTTAGCACCAAATGGATTACCAGTTACACCAGGTATTAGTTTTCCAAGCAACCCACAAGAAGGCGACTTTGCACTACGATTAGACTATTATCCAAACAGACTTTTTCGCTATAGTGGTACACGATGGATTAAGTACGAGGACGATGTGAGAACCAACTTGACACCAGGCGATATTACAAAGACAGTTACAGGATACGGAAACGTAACTTCACAAACACAAAGAAGTAGTTTTGTAAACAACACAAACCAAACTGCTACTGAAGATCGTGGTAATATTCCAGAGCGTCAACCATTGAGTAAGTTGCTTAAACCACAGGCTGATAACTAATGCAACAATTTTTTTATGACGAACAGATACGTCGATTTCTACTGCAAGTTACCAGGGTATTTTCAAACTTTCAAGTAGAATACGGTTATGAAACCGACAATCCTCAAAAGAAAGCTCTGTATAGAGTTCCGGTTCGTTACGGTGATGCAACAAGACAAGCTCAAACAATCATACAACAGAACAGTGCCAACAGTTTACCCAGCACACCTCTTATGACATTCCATGTAACAAACCTAAATTATGCAAGAGATAGAATACAGGAACCATATTTTGTTGAAAAACAAAATGTAAGACAACGTTATTGGGATACAGAAAGTGAATCCTATGAAACAACACAAGGAACAGCTTTTACAATAGAAAAGCTGATGCCGGTTCCTTATGATTTGGAAATCAATGTTGATATATGGACATCAAATACCAATCAAAAATTACAAATACTTGAACAAATATTAACACTTTTTAATCCAGGGTTAGAAATTCAAAGCACAGATAACTTTATAGACTGGACAAGTTTAAGTGTTATGTATCTCGAACAGGTTACATGGAGTTCAAGAAATATACCTCAAGGAACTGACGATCCAATTGATATTGCAACATTGCGTTTTGTGATGCCTATATGGATAAGTCCGCCGGCAAAAGTTAAAAAACTTGGAGTTGTTGAAAAGATTATTGCTAGTGTATACGACGGTTCTGGTGATATGAATGAAGCAATATATGATAGTGATTTATTGCTAGGCACAAGACAAAAATTTACACCTTTTAATTATCAAACTCTTTTGCTTGGAAACAAACTACAGGTACTTGAACCCCAAGCAGTTGTGACTAACAATAGCGGAGTGCAAGTGCCAAGTGCTCCTCCAAGCAATCTACTTTGGCATACTGTAATTGATCTATATGGAAGCCTAAGAGCTGGTATAAGTCAAATTAGATTAGACAATCCATATGATGATACACAGATTATTGGTACAGTAGCATATGATCCTAGTGATGATAGATTTTTATTGTTTACTGTGGATACAGACACTATTCCACAAAACACACTTGATCCTATAAATGCCATAGTAAACCCACAGGCAAAAGGCCCTGATACAACAAACGGTCTACCAGCGGCATCAGAAGGACAAAGGTATTTGTTTATAAATGATACTGGAAGCGATAGTGCAGAAGATCCTGGTTTTGCCGAAGCATGGCGTGGTACTGATGGATCAACTTTGATTGCAAATACAAACGATATTGTAGAATATGATGGCGTACGTTGGAATATTGCATTTGACTCAAGCAACGAAAGCAATTTACAATATGTAACAAACCTTACAACCAGTGTGCAATACAGATGGGCAGACAATCAGTGGCTAAAAAGCTATGAAGGACTTTATCCTGAAGGCGAATGGAGCATTGTGCTTTGATAAACGCAGTCGGAGTTTGGTTTTACAGTATTAAAACAAATCGATATCTTTATCTACTAAGAAATGACAGTAAGAATCCTGGTTGCTGGGGCCTTCCAGGTGGTAAGGTCGATAACGGAGAGAATTTGCAAGAAGCAATGACACGTGAATGCACAGAAGAAATTGGACTATGGCCTGATACAATTAAACTGGTTCCAATTGAAAAATTTACCAGCATTGACAATAAATTTTCTTACCATACATTTCTTTGTTTAATAAAAGAAGAATTTACCCCAATATTAAACAGTGAACATCATGGATATTCCTGGATTAAATCAGGAGTTTATCCTAAACCGTTACATC